CGGTTTTACCAGAGGCTCACCTAGCACATTGTTAGACGGTATCGCGGCGGCGGGCGTTGCGGGTGCGGGCGTTGCGGGCGCGGGCGCAGGTGCGGCGGGCGCTCCAACTAAATCTTCTTCCGTAAGCGGAGCATCTCCGAGTTTAGCCTTCAATACCGCCGGATCATCTTTAATTAACTTCGATACGCCAGCTGCCGCACCGGTAAAGGCCCCACCAGCGGCGCCACCAATCAAAGCTGCGTTGACTAATTCTTCTACAAGTTGATCGGATTTTTCAACCTCATTTTCTTTCGGGTTAATCAACACACGCAGTAAGTCAGGCTTTGCCTGCCCAATTTCTATTGCTTGCTGAATAACTTCCGTTACGCTTTCGTCTCGTGCGCCTCGCACAATCTCCCGTGCAATACCTTTTTTAGCAACGGCCCCGGCAATCCTTATACCAAGCGCATCGCCGATTAAACCAAGTCCTTTCCCCATACCAATGCGGTCAAGGATAGCCTGACCAAACCCGGCCCCGAAAGCTACATATTCATCGCGGTCAACATTTTCTTCATCTTGTCGCTGAAGGTTTCGCCCAGTATTAAACAGCAGACTTCCCGTTAAAGCAATACCAGTCCCGATAATCCCGCCGACCGGGCCACCAAGCAAACCTCCTGCGATAATCGGCGCAGCTGTTATTCCCATTTCCGGGGCAGAAGAAGCAACATTACCAAGCGTAAACTTCGCAGCATCGCCTACAGAATGAACGTCTGTAAAGCTCGGCACACTGATTGGTGTTTCAGCTGCAGACTGGTTAAAAGCTTTTGCAGTCTCGTTTGCGCCAAGTGCCGTAGCCGCAGCGCCCGCACTACTTAATGCACCGCTGCGCAAACCCGCTCCAATATCTTGTAATAAATTATTTTTCGCAGGAGTGTTCTGCACTTCCGGCGCAACCACTGTTTCCGGTGCTGCTTTGAAAAACTTCGTGATCCCTCGTTCAAAAGGATCAGTTGTTGCTTGCTCTGGAGTATTAACATCTACAGCAGACTTTGTTTTAAAGAACTTTTCAATACCAGCGTCAAACGGATCATCCATACTCTTTTCCTTTATTAGTTAGTTTTGGTAAGAGCTTCGAAAAGCTGACGCGGCGACATACCGCGCCCTCGTGCCGCATTGTTAAAAGCTTCTTGGTTTAACACTTGTTTTTTAACTGGATCAAAAATAGCAGGAGATAGTGTTCCCTCTCCTTGCGTGGCATCCTGCACGCCGGAAACTCCACTATCTAATGCAGGGCTTTCGCCGGTCGGCACAACATCTGAAACTGTCGGCTGCCCGCTTTTCGTAATCTGATCGTCAATAGCTTTTCCTTCCGCACTACCAGAAGCCCAAGCTTTTAAATATTGCGATGCCGCAGATACTCCAACTTTATCCCGGATGCTTTTGTAGCGTGTAAAATTCATACCGTTTTTAAGGGATGTTTCAAGCGAAACTTCTTGTGCAAGAAAGTCATTAAGCTCCGGCTCCGGCTGTGTTCTGTTTCCGTTAAAATCAGCACTGTCTTCCCAAGCTTTATGCGCAGCTTTCCACGCAAGTTCAGCTCGTTTTTCCGGCGGTAGGCCGAGGGCGTTTGTCGTAGTTGCTGTGCTTTTTCCGGTTTTGTTTACACGCTGTTGCTGTAAATCTAACTCTCGGTTTCTTTGTTTATTCTCTAAATCTTGCTGTGCTTTTTGGGCATCCCGCTGTTCTGCTTCTATTTTACTCTTATCTGCTTCTGTTGCTGCACGCCCTGCCGCCGCAGCACCTTCACCTAGACTTGCTGTAATATCACCAGCAGTTCCGCGCGTAGTCGGATTTGAAATGCTAACAGCAAATTGCGCTAGCCCCGCAGCTAACGCAGGATTAGCTAACACTTCTTTCCACCCGAGATAATTTTGCGCTATTGTCTGATCGCCGGTCGGCGCGTTGGGCGCTAAAACAGAACCGAGGTCTTGCTGTTGTTGTTTTGGCTGCTGTGGCTGTGGCGGGGTAAGCCCGGGGACAACTGCATCACGAAGCATAACTTACCTCCCCCGCATGAGTGCGGCGGCTAACCCTCCGGGAACCGGCGGGGTCGGCTGGGCAAAAGCAATGTTTTGCTGGGCTAAACTCGGTGGCGCAAAATTAGTCAGAAAGCCAGGATTTCCCCCTTGGATTGAAACACCAGCTCCTTTTGGGGGTTCCGGTGTCTGCACCGCACCTAAAGCTTTTAAGAGGGTTGCTGTTTTATCTTGACCCTGCTGTGCTGGGTCCGGTGCCCCGGGCAAAGCTCCAGCTAACCCAGCGGGACGAGGCGTCGGTGTCGGCGCGGGGCTTCCGTCGGGGAACGTTAAACCCTGCCCTGCAGTTGGCGCAGGGACTCCCGATGCGGCAAGCTGCATTGCCGCCGCATCGGGATTTTGCTGAAGTAAAGCAAGAAGTTGTTCGAGCATTGTCATGCCTCCTTAAAACAAGTCTCCAAGAGTTCTTCCGGCGCCGCCACCTAGAATTGCACCTCCGAGTGTAGCTCCGAAGGGCCCCCCAATTAGCGCACCTGCTCCCATCCCCAAAAGACTGCCAATCCCGCCAAACTGCGATGTCTGCGGGCCTTGTCCGGTTGCAGTTGTAGAACCGGCGGGAATACCGAAACCGAGCGCAGCAACATCTTGTGCCGCAAGAAACGGAAGCATTTGTTCGGTTGTGAACCTTTGTGATTGTTCACTTAACCTAGCTTGCTCTAGCCCTTGTTGTTCTGCCCCAACGGCTCCGGTTATACCAGCAGGCAAAAGAGCAAGATTGCTAACATCTCCGCTTGCAAATAAGGAACGTAAAATATTCTCCAATGCGCTGTTTGTAGAAGATGTTGCAGCATTGATGTCTTGCCCCCTGTTTTGCGAACCGAGCTGAGCTAACGTTGATCCGGCTTGTGTTCCAAGTTGAGCAGCCTGCCCGATTTGATCGGACATAACCCCCAGTCCTTGATTGAAATTATTTGCTTGTAAATTAGCGGCAGTATCTAAAGCTGAACGCGACGCATCACCGATCGCCAATCCTTCAGCAATACCTTGCCGCGAACTACCGAACATATTTCCACCAAGAAAATCACTTCTAATTCCAGGCAAAACAGACCGTTGTAAGTTGTCAAATACCGGGCGAATTGCTCCCTGAATTTGCGCCCCTAATACTGGATTAGTGCGGGGATCGAGCAAAGCTCCGCTTGTCAGAAAATTACGGCCCGCCGATGTTGCGTTAAAGTCTCCGACAACATCGCCCAATCCGCGGGCACCCCCGGCAGCCGAACCTGCTCCATTGCCAAAAACTTGTTGATCGAAGCCACCACTTAACGCGGTGCGGCCCATGAGATTTTGTAAAGAGTTTGTCGTTCCAGGTGTTAAACTTTGTGTCTGTCTTAATGTATTTGCAGCGTCCCCGGCAATACCAGATACTGTTCCGGCTCCCTGTAAAGCTTGATTTTGAGCGCTTACTTGTGTAGGGTTAAATCCGCTAATTCCCGACCCAGGAAATAACTTAGGAGGGTTTTTCAGGAAATCTTCAGCAACCGGAATAACGGGTTCGATAAGTCTCCGCTGTTCCGGGGAGAGTTCTCGTGTAGTTACCGTAGAAGATTGACCGCCACCACCGCTCATTAGCAGAGTCCTCCTTGCCTTATGTATTTCCGCGCCACAATTTCCGTCAGCGTATATCCGCACTTAGCTTGTGCATAATATGCTAACACTGGATGCGTTATTCCACGCACCATTGTGCAGCCAAGCCTACATGCCAGTGACTCGATATTCTCCATAATCGGTTTTTTATACTTTCCAGGGTTACCAGCAACAAAGCGAATATCAAGCACTTTTGCTTTTGGGTAGCACACAAAATTAAACAACAGTAAAACACGTGGTTCAGTAAAAAGCCATCCAAACAGTAAACCGTCTTTTAGTTCTTCTACAATATCTTCTATGCTGTAAAAGTCACACCACAATGTTGGTTCGTCAAGTAAACGCAAAATAACTTCTTCACAATTATCATCAATAGTTGTATAGTCGATCTTAACACACTTTGTTCCGGCGGGAAATTCCTCTCCATCAAGTGTTAAGTTTTTGCCAACTAGCTGAGCCGTATCCATAGTAACCCTCTCCTGCTCCGGGGTTCCAGTCTATTCCATCTGCATACACTATCATGCCCTTGCGCGGTCGAGGCGGGGCAACATGGCTAACACGAAGTTGAATAAAGTCAGTTAATGCTGCAAACAAAACACTTATCGTAGATAATTCACGGAATATCTGTTCACGTAGTTCAGGGATGTCTTGCGCTGTTAAGTTCTGCGGTGTGTATTCCATCAAAACTCTCCCAAGGTTGCGACTTCTAAACTAATTCCAGTGATTTTAAAGTTAATCGACTCAACGGAGGATAGATGGATACTTATAAAACGACCAGCTACTGGCCGCGAAAACGTTAACAATTTTGTGGCGGTTGCTGAAAAAATAAGTTCTTCGCTCCACGTAATTGCGTCATTTAAGTTTTCTTGCGTTCCCAGCTTTACTTTTAATTGTCCATAAGCAAGGTGTAAATAAACACCTGTAATTAATTTGCGAGTGCGTAAGTTTAAAAACAATTTACCTGTTTTATCGCGATCAAGCGGCAGAACAGTGCGTTCAATAAAATGGTTACTATTTTCGTTGTAAGATGTCAAACCAAAATCTTGCACAAAAACTTTATTTACTAACGCGGGAGCTGTCTCAACAACAATAAAAACTTTTTGAAGGTTTCCCCCAAAATAGCCAACATCACCTTCTTCGTGAAACACAGGTCCTTCTGCGTATGGAACCCCGTTGCTTGGGGCTCCTGTGTAGTCGTCAATATTGGCCGCAAAACCCGAAGAAGCAAAAGAGATTCCAGCACTGGAACGAATTGTCGTTGTATTATCTTTATAGTTCCAAACAAGAGCGTGCGTGCATAGCGTATTTTCGTTTAGCGGGAACCACAGTTGAATTTCTTTCTCGCGCGTATTTACAACAGAAAAGCAGAGACTTATTGCTTGTAAATTAATATTGGAGAAAAACCATTGCTCAAGTTTATTCTCGACCGGATAAGCTATATCAACGCCATTAAATAGGCAAATACGATCACGGGCTAAAAAGAAATGCGAATTTCGGTTGAGCGGAACCTGAACAAGAGTATCTCTGGCGACACAACCATGGGCAAAATTACGCTGTGTGCGATCGTATAGTCGTGCTCCTCCTACAAAGCGAATACCCCAAATAACTTCTTCTTTATATATTAAAAGTTCTTCTCCCATCGGCAACGCATTAACGATCTCTCCACCTGCAGTATCTGCGAGGGAAAATTCGATGGTTTCTAACGTAGGATCAGTTATATCCCAAGAAACTGGAACAGCTCCGGGTTCCGCCGGGTGAGATACTAATACAGTATAAGGATAATGAACAGAACCTTTTGTTAAATTAAGAGCGAAAAAAGAATTTTTGAAACTGCGAATAACTTTAGCACGATAAGTCGCCGGCCAGTTTGGCAAATCAACTAACAAAGTTTCCGGAGTCTCCCCCGTCCAAACTTGTGGAATGTCAAAAGTGTTGGTAAGAACAACTATTCCGTTTGCAATTTCCGCTACATATTTAACCTCTGTTGCGGTGGTATAGATACCAGAAGCCCGCGTTATTTTGTTAAAAGTTAAATTAAAATAAAAATAAACATCTGTTTCGTCGGCAAACAACCAACCAGCTGTAACCCCTGTCTGTGTGTGATTAACCCAGAAAGGGGTAAAAGATGGTAAAACTTTAAGAGGAGCAATCCCTTTAATGTTAACAATCGCTCCGTCAATAAATCGCACATTTAAAGCATTACTGGCAATATTCGCAGGAAGTGTGTGCGCGGAAATATCCTGGCTTACACCGATGAAACCAAGATTTTCTACAACTGAATCACGCATCTGCCGGTAACTCCGTCAGCACTGTACCCCACATACTGGAAATGTCTCCGGCAGTTAGTTGCAATGCGGGCGGAAGCACGCCTGCGTATGCTGTGAGCAGCGCCAGCACATCTGCATAGAGAAACATGTTGGAGCGCAGCGAGCGTGCCTCGAACTGGTAGGCCGCAACGGCGTCGGTAGACTCCAGTGCGGCAATGAAAGCCTCGATCTCGGCCAGCAATCCGAACCTGCGCAGCCCGTAATGCCACTGCGCCTGCGTCAGCGGCGTATCCGTAAGCGGAGCAGCGGCGGGGCGCGCGGTGATGATTAACGCCATGTCAGACCTCTATGTCAAAGCTGGCGGCGGTCCACGGGAACGCCTCCGCGACTTCGATGCGCCACGGCCCGGCGGGCAGGGCGATGCTGAGCACCCCTTGTGCGTCGGCCACTGACGATCCGGCCTGCAGCCCGGTCCCCGGATCAATCACCCGCACCTCTGCGCCCGGCGGCAGCCCGGCCCATGCCGACGTTGTGCCCGCCGCCAGCGTCGGCGGCGCAGACGGCGTGGGGCGCACAGCCACCGTGCCTTCAGGCGCCCAATGGCTGACATCAGACACCGCCTGATCGGCATTTTCGATAAAGACGTGTTCCGCCGGAGTGTTAACCGCCGCCATAGTCGCAAGGCCGGTGAACGTGCTGACAATGCGCCCGCTGGCGCTGTGCACGATATGCCCTCTGACCATCATGTGAAGTCCCCGATAATAACCATATTCCGGTCAGTCACCGTGATCCGGGTCTGCCCTGTCGCCGCCGCAATCCACTCAAGAGTCACTGTCGATACTCCTCCGGCGATCGCAATGCCGCCGGTCAGCGTCACCGTGTCGCCGGGCAGCAACCCTCCGGCGCTGCTGATCGTCGTGCCGTTGACCTTCAAAACGATAGTCCAGCTCTGGGCCAGATCGACCGGCTGGATGACCGGGTCGGACCAGACCTGCGTGACCGTCACCATTACCGCCACCCATCCAGGCGAGGGCAGTTCCAGTGCGCCGGACAGGATGACGTGCGCCGCCCCGTCGCCAACGATGCCTGCCGACGCCTTGCTGGTGACAAACACCAAGCGCGAGCTGTTGACCTGTGCTCCCGCCGCGATGCCGTCGAGTTTGGCTTTGTCAGCGGCGGTCATGACGCCAGCAAGGGCGTTTGTTGCGGCGACCACATTGATGCCGGTGCCGGTGCTGGACCCAAGGCCCACCGCAACGTTAGAATAGCCCGCGCTCAGATTGGTGCCGACATTGACCTGCGCTCCCGCCTGAACACCATCGAGCTTCACTTTATCGGCGGCTGCCATAAACCCGGCGACACCTGAAGTAGCCACGCCATGAACGTGGGCTGCGGGAGAATACCGCGCATCTGCTTGGGAGACCAACAGCACGTTAGTCGCATTTGTTCCAGTATCTACGTAAGCAGCGGTTTTTAACGCATCAAGCGTCTGTTCAATTTTTCCTCCCCAGATAACAATATCAGCTTTAATGGGGCGATGTTCGCCAGAAGCGGGAACATTATCTACTGTATACCGCCTCCACAATTCTACTGCACGTTTTACAAAAGCTATAGCCATGTTACCCCACCCTGTTGCTTGCGTAAAGCATCAACGAATGCCGCATTTGCTCGACTCGTGCTAAGTAACCAAATTTAGTCAAGGTGCGTAAATCATTTAAAGTTGAACGTAATTCACGATCTCTGTTCCCCAAAGAAACATAATAAGCTGTTTCTTCTGCGATTAATCGAGGAAAGTTTGCAAACCATGGACTCGTTACAGCAGAGCTGAGAGCAGTCCCGCGCGCATAATAAGGAGCTTTAATAATGTAACTAGCGTCTGGAATTGGTGCCACATAAAGACGTGTTCCGTCAAAAGAATAGTGTGTCGGTTCCCCAGAAGCTAGGCTTAATTCTAATAAAGAAATTTCTCGCTCACGACAAAGTTCTCTTTCTTGCCCCTGTGCCGAGACAGCTTTTAAAGGCCACTCCTCGTCAAAGCAAATAAAATTCTCCGGGAGTGCAACGACGCGATCTCCGGGCGTCGTTGTTAGTATAGCTGTAGCATCAAAAAGAAACCACGGTAATGGCACGGTAGCATCACCACCTTCATACAAACTTTGCACAAGGTCCATATTCCGTAATAATGTTATGCTATCAAAGTTAGAATAAAACCCAAGATGTTGTTTTATAAGCTCGATAACATCATCTTTTGTCATGATTAACTCCCGACAAAACCTGCGTAGATTTTTGTGCAAGTGGTGCCGGTCACAAGAACGCGGGCAAATAGCCCAGGAATAATACTACTAGCTGTCATTGCCTGCACAACCGTAACGCCACGATTGTCAACGTAAGCAATATTCCCAGCATCACCCGCTCGCAAAGCGATAGCTAGTAAATGATCGCCATTAATCTCTTTCAAATAATTTACGTTATTTGGAATTACTACATCCCAATACTCAGGCATTGACGAGAATATTCTCGATGTTCCGTTATAGGGGTTGATTGCGGCCATGATAGTCTCCTAGGTTGTTGCGCGCATACACGATAATCGGTATGCGCGCAATTTGCCGAATTAGAGATCGCGCCAAGTAACCCCATCACAGTGGAGCATAGCCGACGATCCCTGTGTTAGTGCGGTAATTGCCGTAGTGGAAGAATCTTCCTCTACGGTTAACGTTTCCGCCGCATCAGCAGTGTTGAAGATAAAGAACACAAGGCCTTTACTCTCCGCTTCCGGGGGAAGAAGGATAGTCCTTGCAGCACCGCCCGGATCAACCAGCAATACCGGCGCATCGGTTGCCGGAATTTTGAACTCAGCCGTGGCCACGAAGGCCCGAGACCTCAGCCGAAACCCATACTGAAAATACGGGTTGCGAAACAGTGCATCATCAGAGTTACTACGCGACATTATGTCCTCCTTATGCCACAACTGCGCCAAGATTGCCGATATAACCAAGCGTCTGCCCGCCCATATCAACCATCAAGCCAGCTTCCGTTAGCCACATACCGCGCTGCACGTCCTCATCCTCAGTCTGGATGTTGTCCTTGCCCTTAGTATCACGCCCTTCGAGGGGACGCCACTTAAGCGCGGAGAAGTCCAAAATCCACATCGAGTTTGTGTAGAGCGGGTGCCGCGAAAGCAAGGGATGCGTTTTCAGTAAGATACGCCCCTGCGGGAAAGTAAGCTCACGGAAATTCATTCCATAAACCTTCTCAGCCATTCCGCGGCTAAGGTCCACGCCCGTCGCCCCCGACGAGCTTACAATCGCTCGGTTGAGGTTATTCAGCGCTGCATTACCGCACAGCGCAATGCGGGTATCACCAGCGGGAGAGCTGTAATCGAACACCGGCGAGATTGCGTCAATCAGGTTATTGCCGGCAACAGCAGATTTAGCAAGCCCCCAATTATCCTCAAGAATAGTAGTGTTTGCCTCGGGGATCATGTAGCGAATACCCGCGGTGGTGCGCTTCGGCTTTCCGTTCTCGCCCACACTTTCCGATGGAACACCAAACAAAAGAGACAGCTCAATGTCCTTTGCGTGGTCCGTCATGCGCCGCTTTTTATCGTTCGTAAGCGCATCTCCAGTGCGTAAGTGCGTAGCTTTTGCGGTGTTCGTAAGTTCGTAAGTTGTCTTCCAAATCTGCGTGAAGTTTGTATACTTCACCGGATTGCGCGTAGTAGAAGTTGGCGCTGCCGTGCCTTCCGCAAAAGCCGAGCCAATTTTCAACAACTTACCGTTTACCGGCAAATCATCCGCCACGGTCCCGAACGCAGCACGCTGCACGGAAAACTGCGTCGGGCTATGAACTGCAGTAACCACCATCTGCTCATAGTTATAAACGGCAGCATCTGCTGTCGGTTCGGCCATAAGCACGTCACCCGGAATTAAGTGAAGCGCACTGGACCAATGCTGCTTGATGTTAGCAGCTGAGGGTTCGTTTACCGTCAGCGTTAACAGCGTATCGGACGTGCCGAAATCACCGTTCAGCGTCAGGTAAATCAAGTCACGCGGTTCCGCCCACCAGCTATACTGCGGATCGTTAGTTGGGGCAGACTTTACCTTCCCTAACAACGCCGTAAGCGGGGTATCACCCTGCGGTTCCATATAAAGAATACTTTCCCGGAAATTCGTGGGGCGCTCGCTCTCGCTCCAGTCACCGGTTCCGCGAAGTCCTGCAACAGCCATTTTGTGCTCCTTAGGTTATTCTAACTCTAACATTTCTTCCCACTCAGTTTTAGTGGGCGCCGGGCGTGACATAGTTCGCGCAGCACCCGCTGGCGCTGGCGGTGGTGCGACTGTAGAATTTGCCGCAGAGGAAGTTGTGTTACGTAAAGCAGCAGGTGCGACCCCGACGGTTGCCGCAGCTGCAGCCGCAATACGTCGCGTCAATTCCTTGCGGTCCAAGGTTGGAGCCGCTTGTAACATTGACGTAGCGATTGCATCTACAACTGTTTCGTGCCCTCGAAGTTCCTGATATGTCTCGTAAAACTCCCTTACCCGTGTATCGCGCTCTGTAGCATTTTGCACGATCTGCGGAACCATCTGCGGCATCATGTTAGCCGCTTGTGTAACAGCTGCAACAAGCACCTGCATGTGCAAATTGCCGGCCATCCTAGCAAAAGTTTCCTTTACTTTTGCCGCATCACCGAGAGTTATTGCTTCCGCATCCTCGTCTGTGATCTGGTACAACTCTTTTGAAAGTGTATCAGCTGACCGGGTAAACCACTGATTATATTGTTCCCGAAAGTTATCAGGATTTGCAGTCTGGGTTGGTGCTTCTGCAACAGGTGTTGTAACCGCAGGAGACGGAGCAGGCGTCGCCGCTTCAGCGTCTGGCTTAACCTCAGGCACCGACTCCGCCGGGGCTGTGGTTTTAGGCTCTGATGGCTCAGGTTCTTTCAGCACCGCTGCTTTCACTGGCTCATCTGGTAAAGTATCTAACAAATCATCTTGTTCGCCAAAATTATCATCAGTAATGTCCGCCCACAAAGCTTTTTCTTCTTGCTCCGGTGACGGCTCTGGCGTCGTAACAGTTTCCTCGACCACCGGGGCGGTAGTGTCGTGCACATCAGTTTCCATAGTCTTGGCCCTCCAGACTTTCTTTCAAGGTGTTGACAGAGAAGTTGATATTCGCAACTTGAGTATCTATCAAGTTACGAATTTTTTCATACAAACGCGCTTGCTGCATTAACTGTGCTAACGCCATTGCATTATCGGCGAGCATGACATCTTTTGTAGCTTTTTTAGCTGATATAATTATTTGTTCTTCTGCTTGCTCTAACAGCACTAAGAATTTCTGCCACCCACGACTGGCTAACAATTCCTCAAAAATAAGTTTATCCGCCATAAGCATGTCAATGTTTTCCCGAACTTCTTCTTCGGAAACAAAGTCTTCCGTCATCCTGTCGGCCCCATCCCTGTTAGCTGCCCCGGCTCTGGGACACTGCCTAAATCCCCCTGTGTAAGCCCGACAGAGTTCCCAGAAGCAACCTGCTGCGCAAGCACTTCATCCGGCACAATTTGTGTATTAATCCCAGGCTGCCTCGCAAACTGCGTGATATTCTTAATTCCCATAAGTTGTGCAACCCACGCAAAGATTTTCCCCATATCATACTGCATCGCGACATCGGGTATCTGCGCTGCTTGTGCCATAAGCTCTCGCCATAAGTTACCCTGGGCATAGCGATCTGCTGGCAATGTTCCGTCAATAAGAACAGGATCATAAAAGCCCGCAATATCTTCCGGTGTTACCTGCATAAACTTCTGCCCGGCGGACATTGCTAAATCCCCGACTAATCTTATTTTCATGTTATCATCATAATACTGTTGTGTATTTGACACAAGCTGTGTTTGCATTCCTGCCCAAGATGTAGCTGAAATAAATTCAGATGTTGTTTTCAGCCTCCCTACACTAAACGTGGAAGTTCCCCGAAATTCAGCGGCACTTCTGCGTGATGTAGGCGATCCGACCCCTAACACTTGGTCATTAAAGCCAAGCCTTTCTCCGACTTGATACATAAATTCAATATCGCTTAGATGATTTTGCGTAACATCTTGTGTCTGCATCTGTGTAATAACGTCACGCACGTTAGAGCCATAAGCTGAAGATTTTAACCTAATCATCTTGCCCGGTTCACGCCGCTCAAAATCACGCATTTCAATACGGCTTGGGTCGCCGATGTAAACCCCATTCAGCATTTGTCGCACATTATAATAATGTGAGTTCAACAGCCAATCAATAGTATTCTGCACTGGCTCTAATACGTCAACAAAACTGCGTGTTAAAATTCCATAAGCTTCTGGTTCGACCGTGCCAATCGCAAAAGGGAATTTATTATGAATGTAGCCCAGAGGACGCGCTTCAAAGCAAAGCCCATAATCATAGGTAACAGTGAACACCCATTTCTCGGGCATGTCAGACTTACCTAATCCCCACTCACTCGGAATTAACTCGATATACACTTCGTAAGCGCGCAGAACATCACTTGCGTTCTTAACGGTTGAACTACCAAAGTGTGTCGGGTCGGGCCTTTCCAGCGCACTTGACTCCTGCTGTCGCGGACCTTCCGCCGTGTCTCCTCCGTAGTTTCCTGCGGCATTGCGGTAACGATTTTTCAGTTTATCTACGTTAAAATAACGCCCATTTTCTTTTCCCCGTAAGATTTCGTTCCAGCCAATTTCAATATACTGCGCACAAAACTCCCCCTCTTGGAAGCGCATCCGCGGAACACGCGGATCAGTCATAAATCTGGTCGGGGAAATATTAAAAACTTTATTTCCTTTGTAACCTGGAATTACCCGTGTCCGCTTTTTCTTTTTTAGCGAACCAGGTATCTCAATCCCCATCCAGTATTCAGGTTCTTCTATGATCTCAGAAACATACTGTAATTCTTCTTTCCAGTAAATTCCGACCACATATTCCCCGTATTTTGGTGCATCATAAAAAGCCGTATAATACGGCCCCATGTGCATACCTACTTGAACTTGATAAGCAATTAAAGCTTCGAGTGCTTGCTGCTGTTGCTCGCTTTCCCCGTGACGCCCGCCAAATTGATGCACTGGCGCGCGGGCTAAAAATACAGTAGACATGTAGCTATAAGCTGCCATGACTGCTGCATAGGTATACGGAATTTGCACAGTTGTGTAATCGGGCATACCCGCATTGCGATTAGCTTTTCTTTGCTTATCAACAGATGCCTCAGGCACAGCGGCAATCATAAGATTTTCCGCTTTATTCCAGCGCACCATTCGTTTACCGTGGACAGTATCTGCTGCGCGAATACGCCACATAACATTCTCGACTACCGTTTTGTGTAACGGCGAGTCGTGCGAAATTACCCTGGAGATCATGGCGCGCCTTGTATGTTAATCGGCTTATAGCCGGTGTTTTCTATCGCCGTCATTCCGGGAAACGCTTCTTCATCCGTCATGTCTACATCTTCTAATGCAGCTGCTGCTGCACTGGCCGCGTCGAGCAAATCATCATGAGCTACCATTGGGTAGGTAGTATATTGTTCTATAAACTCTATTTGTTTTTCGTTTACCCAAAGCCGCCCAGAGTTAGCAATAGGACCGAGCGCGGAGATGCGCACAAACTTTTTCCGGCGATCGTCCCACGACTCTACCGGAAACCAAATTCTTTGCACATCCATAGCATTGCGAAAAATCCACAAAAGTGTGCGCTGATACGCGACGGACTCTACACGAACTTTCCACGGTTGCCATTTGCGATACATCTCAAATAAAGTTTTTGTGCTCCAGTCTGGGTTATGCCCGCGGTTTAGTGCGTAGTCTAAGAGATAGATATTTTTACCACGCTTTCCCATTACAACATGAGCTTCGTAATCTTTACCGACTAAACCTTTTTCTAATTGTTTATCACTTGGGGGCGGAACCGGATCAATCGCGTAGCACACAAGCATTTGATCAGTCAGGGGGGTCCCGCGGTATTTATTAAGCCATCCAATTTTAAACGTAGATTGTTCAGGAGAAACAAGCTTTAATTCTTTCTCCCTTAAAAAGGTGGAAAGTCTGTTTAATGAAATAGCTGTTTGCTTCTCTTGCCGCAACGCTTCTGTCGGGAACCGATCTTCCCAAATACTTTCTTGCTCGTGCAGCCGTAAATTTGCTGTTTTTCTGGTCCAGCAAGAAAACACACCACTCGCCCAAGCAGGAGAAGATAAAGCTTTAACAGCATAATCTTCTTTATTTTGGCAAGTATTTAGTGACACCATTTTTGCTTGTGGGTTTTCACTCGCAGGAGTAAGCGACTCTAAAACTGCGCCGTAAATAAGATTTTCAATTTTCTCCCGTTGCTCTGCTGTAGAGCAATTTTCATCGTCAAGCACATCATCAAGAACTATTAAATCTGGGCGCCAATCATCACGGTTAACACCGCGGACAGACCCGCCAATACCCGCTGCCATAACCCATGCACGCTGATTAGTTGTGCGCTGTGTTATTTCCATTTCTGTATCTTGCCATTTACTACCTGGAACTAACCCAAAAGCATTGCGAATATTGTTGTTATATTCTATCTTACCTTTAAGCCAAGACACACTACGAATAGCGTGCGGCTCACTCTTACTGATATACAAAACTGTTTTAGACAATCCATACGCAATTCGCCGCAAAGTAAACACACGACATTTCGTTGTTTTCGCACTTCCGCGAAACGCTAGAATATTCACCATACGGTGTTGACTGTCTAAAAGTTTGTCAATCTCCCGGTGAAACGCCGGTGACTTTTGCCGTGCTGTTTCCGGGAGAAACGTCTCTGCAAAAAAGCTTCCATCGACGGCGCCAAGTTTAATAGCTTCGTCTAAGTCAACGGAGGTTGCGTTTTCAAGGTTTTGCATCAGCGTAAACTCGGTAAAGTTTTTTCAGCTAACCGTAGTATACCTATGTCTTTTTTAGGATTTGCGGCCCAACTATTAACATAGCACCCCGGCGTCGGAGTCGGCTGGGGTGATACGGAATTAGCTATGGCTAATAACGAATACTCCCACAGTGTAGCCGGAAACAAACGCGCAATTAATGGCGCGTATTGTGCGCATAACTGCCACCAAGCTTTTGCGCAATAAGTGTGCTTTATCTCCACGATAATCACCCGCCCCTGCAGCAGATTAAGCAACAACCCGTCTGGCTGTGCGTGACGATTTCTATTTCCGTCAAAATACTTAATCCAAGGTCCAGCTATATAAGCCCAGCCATACCCGTTTTTATTAGATAAACAATCTTTTTCAAGCTGTAAGTTAACCCGATCTTGGTAACGTAAGCCAGCCGCTTTAGCTCCACGCCCGCGCGGTTTCTCCGGCCACCGCTCGTAATCGACTAACCTAACATTTGTTATGTTAGGTGTTAGATTGTTAACTATGTCAATTTTCTGATATAACATCCGCTTCTTCCGTGTCAAGCATGGTAAACGGCTCATGCTTATCTCCTTCAAAAGTCGGCACTTGGTGATCCATCACATGATTGCGCTCCGCGTTTGTATGCTGGTGCTCAATCGTGTTTAGCTTCGCAATTTCGGCTTGCATACGGCGCGCTGTTGCAAGTGCGTCAGCCGATGCCGTTATGACCGCAACATTTTGGTTGTTTGTTATAGTCGCACTTGGTTGCTTGGAAAAGCCCGCAACATCAGCGGCAAAGCGCCCTGCGGCAACAACTTCAGTTACAGTTGTATTTTTCTCCTCTAACTTATCATCAAGTTTTTCTAACGCATTGATTGTAACTTTTGTTGCTTTTGTGATAACAGCATCTGATAGTTTTTTACGATGTTCATCTAAGCGCGCAGCTGCATATACTTTAAAAGCGTCAGAGTTGACAATCCCCGAAAGCCACGGTTCGCTTAACCCAAGCCTCTCGGCAATTTCATACTGTTTTAAATGCGGCTCCGCAATCCAAAGATCGACAATCATCGTATGCTTTGGTTTATTTTCTAGAAAGTGCCCGTTATTTGTGTTTTCTCTACGCCCAGCGGGACGGCCTACAGACGCACTACGACTGCGCAGACGCAAATGCGTCCGCAGCAAATCCATTTGTGCTTCCATAGCTGTGTCGTTGTCCATCATACTTTCCTGTTGTGTTCCGCCGCTACGGTTAGCGGCCCCACTTTCTGCAGCGGCGGAACTGGCTCGTGACGAGCACCCAGGCGGGCATAAAGACTATACCGCAAATATACCTCGATTTATACATGCGCGCGTAAACTAAAACCAGTATGCGCGCATATATTGCTCACCCGCTTTCTTTCGCGATATTTCGCCAAGCCCGATAATTTATCTCGGCGGCTCCTTTGCACTCAACTAGCGCAACTCTGTTATCTATTGCAGTATCGCGCCAAGTGCGCCCAATTTCCGGCGCAGGAAGCACACACGCGGCTTTTATGTCAGCTGGAGGGGCAGGCGGAAGAGGAGAAACCGCCGGGGAAGGCGTCGTTCCGCACCCCGCCACAAGCAAAACTAAAAGTTTTTTCATCGGATTTCTTCAAGCGCCGCAGCGCCTGCCGCATCTACTTTCTCTACGCCACCCCGAGCTCTTTGCGCAGCTTTTCTTGCTTTTGTTAGCTGCTCCTGTAGGGTAATTTTTTCAACCTCAGCAGCTCGTATTGCGGCATCTGTTATACGCCGTGCGTCGTTAACGGCTTGTGCCCACTCCGCCCGCACAGCTCTTTCTCCTGCGGCATAACCATCAGCACGCAGCCACCACACCGCGCTTACTAACAGTAACCCTATGCTCACCCAACGAAAAATTCCTGACGTAAGTAAGGAAAGTAACAGAGTCATCTTTGTGCCGCAATTATAGCTAATGTAAATTCCTCGATCTGATTATGTATTTGTTTTTCAGTTAATTTCTTTTGGTTTAACCAGCGCGGGTAACTTGCCAACCGCAGGTTTAATTCGTTTTGCAACGCTTTTGCCTCATTCCAGCGAAATGCTGGGATTAACGGTTTATGCGAACCGGGCTTAGGCCCCGGTTTGGCTCTTTCCTTTACTTCACCTGTAGAGCTTGCTTTTGCCATCATGGCCTGTCTCCTGTGCCGCGTTGATGATCTGGGCGCCCAGCCGCGCGGCGGCCGGAGATTGTCGGGGTCATTCTTGCTTCCCGCCGCGCGATCCTGCGCCGCGTTCGCGCTCTCTTGCAAGCATTTCTCGCAAGTCGGCTGAGAGCATCAAGATCGCGTCGCGCAGCGTTGACATGCGCTCGCCCAGCAGGTCGCGATCCCCTTCAAGTTTGGCGACACGGGCCTCCACTCGCTCCGACCGCGCAGACGCTGCAGCAACCTTCGCCGCGTTTTGTTCAACGCGCTCATACATACCGCCGATGCTGACCAGTCCAGTAACTACGACGACAAAGATAAG